CATAATGCCAATCATCAGGTTGGAACAATTTCACTACATCAGTAAAAAGAATTGTATTGTTGTTAATTCCTTCTTTAACTTTAATAAAAAGATAATCTAGAATTTTATTAATTTCTTCATTTGATAATTCCGATACCGATTTATCATTCACCGAAAAATCAAATGCGGTACATCCTGTTGTTTCTATGAATTTGTATTTAGTTTCCATGTTTTTCTTGTAATTCTTTTTCTACAATTTGTTCTAATTCTTGCATGTCTAATTTACTTTGTTCTTGTATATAATAACTGAAAACAAAAGCTGATAATATCAATAAAAGAATAACCGAAAAGAATAAAATTTTTTCAAGAATTTCATTCAAAATCTTCATATTCTTTTGCTCCTTCAGCCGCTTCTTTATATAGAGAGGGACCGATTACAACCAAGGGATCTACTTTGGCTAATTCATATACATGAAGAACTGTACCGTAAAGTTTTCTAGCTAGTTTTTTTAGTTCATCATTTTGAACAAGAGTTTCTGCCAATTTCATGCGAAGTTCTACTGCATTGTTATGTTCTTCTGTGCCATCTTCTCCAATTACTCTAAGCTGTTCTTCCAACTTTTGATTAAGTATTCCAACAGGCTCGCATGTATAGCAACATCCTTGAAATCCGTTTATGAAGTTTTCTTTTTGTTTATCTAAAAGAATTCTACCGTATCTTTTAATGGCTTCGTTTGTATAATAATCTATTTTTTCTAAACATCCATCAGCAGATAATCCACTTTCATAGAATGCAAATTCTTCAAGTTGTTCCAAATTCTTCGCTGTCGTCATTTTTTTCTCCCTTTGCGTCTTTTTCTTTCCAGTATGCTTCGGTTGATTCATTACAAGCTACGTAACCTAGCTTTCTTGCTTCTTCATAAGAAAGTGTCATATACCATCCACCTTTTTTACAAATTTCTCCATGTTTACCCGACACTTCACATGTTCTGGCGGACTCTGCTTCTGTTTGATTAATAATGTCATCGATAATATCCCATTCTATCTTTGTTCCTCCCTCTCCACTATAATAAAAACGGAGCGTTGACATTTTCTCCTTAATCTGAGTTGCAACAACTTGTATCTCTGTACCATTCTTCGAACAAATATCACAAAAATATTGAAGTTTCTCCATACACTTATCGAGAAGATTATACCAGCCTGACTCCGTATCTACGCCCCAAGCCATACAAGTTTGCATTGGGTCGCCTTTATAATCTCTAAGAATTTTAGGGTATTTCTTTACAAGTTCTAATTCGAGTTCTTTATCCATATAAACAATATTAATATATTTTGTGATAATGTCAAGACTATTCTTCCCAACACCAATTTTTATAATCCCAATGTCTAGAATCATAAATTCTCAATCCAGCTTCAAATCCCAAAAAATTTAAATTTATACCCAAACCACCATGATCTTTTGTGATTGGAGAAAAATCTAATTCAAATTGAAAAATATTATCCCCTGAATAAAATGTTTCGAATTCTATATTTTTATACTTTGTAAGTTGTTTGTAATAAGAAAAATATTTTTCAAATTCTTTTCTTGGTTTGCAAAAGTTTCTCAATGTTATATTAAAGTACATAATTATCTCAATATGATAACTGCTTTGGTTTTTAGTAATTCCGCTTCCCTGCAATCGTCGTATTCTCCATAATACCATGCTCTTTTAAACGGACCACATACTTCCATTTGTTTTGTTCCTGTGGGTATAGCATAACCGTCTTCATATCCATTCACTAAGACGAGTGTTTCAGGATCTAAGTTTTGTAGTACTTCAATTAGTTCTTTGACTTTCATAATTTTGATTTATAAGTTTTGTCCATTGTTCTTTTGTTATTATTTTACCATCTAAAATGCAAAATACAAATGAAGAATTTTCTTGGAAATTTCTTTTGATCATTTCCGCCTGTTCTTTTCTTGTTTCTACTTTCCTAATATCATGCACCACTTCTAGGATATGGTCAATATATTTTTTTGCTTTTTCTCCCGATTCACAAATTTTCTCAAGTTCTTCTTTTAATTGTACAGCAATTTCAAAATCAAATTCCGTTTCAATTGTTTTATAGAACTCTTCATAAGAAGGCATTTCTTTTTCTATATAAAAATCAATTAGGTTCTTGGTAGAACTGAGTTGAGATTTAATTTTATGTAGAAGAAGATAACGATCAGACTTGGTTTTTTTGAGTATCTGCCCATTATTACCGTAAATTACAATTCCTTCCCCTTTTTTCCATTGATTAACCGATTCAATCATAGAATAAAGTGAATTAAACCGATATCGAATAGGTCTTTCTATTTTCCAATCAGTAGCAAATATATCTAAATCGTTTTGTAATACATAGGAATAATCATCATGTTTTATCACACCCGTAAGCCAAATTGTTGGTTCTTCTGCTTCTCTTTCAACTATAATGTTTTTAGGAGAATACCATTCGCAAACAATTGAATATTTCTCGTTATTCAAAATATTATTATCAAAAATTAAAGGATATTTTTGCTTCAAAAAAGAAATTTCATCACCATTATCTAATATAGTTGCATCATGAGTTCCTCTTGTTCTAACAATTAATTCTCCTTTAAATTTTGAAACAATCAGAGTCGATCCATCTAGTTTGTGAACAAACTCAATATCAGAATCAGTATCGAGTGGTTCAAAATCTAATTGTTCTCCGAGATTTGTGAATTTTTTCCATGAGGCACTAACCAATTTTCCATCTTTAGTCCAAATAGAAGAACGGAATATTTTATTCTCATCATTCCATTTAATATCATGTTTAATAGGAAATATTAGTACACACTCAGTATTTCCAATAACACAATCTCTGATACAAAATTCTTCCAAAGAAGGGAAATTTTTAATATTCATTAATTTTTCATTTAAATTGAGTATATTTTAACATCCGAAAGATAAATATATACATGAAACATAATGATACTATTAAATGCGAGATATGTCAAGGAATTTTTAAAAACCGTAAGGCATCTTTCAACAAACATCAAAAAATGTGTAGTAAATTACAAGAAAACAAAAATAATATTATTATTGATTATTCTTCGGGAATCTCATCTTGGAAAATAGCCAAAAAATATAAAATAAATTCTTTTTTCATAAGAAAATTGCTAAAAAAGAATGGTTTTTTAAATTTGGATTCTAGGAATAAAGTAAATAGAGATTTTTTTAAAAATAAAACAAATGAAATGTTTTGGCTTTTGGGGTTAATAGCTTCGGATGGTTGTATTTATAATAAAAGAACATGGGGAATAACACAAAGCGGAAATGACGGTAAAAAATTAATAGAATACATAAAAAAAATTTTAAACCACTCAAATAAAATAAGCTGTTTTAAAACAATCGGAGAAAATGCTTATTCTATTAAAATTTCTTCTTCGGAAATGATTTGTGATTTAAAAAATATTTATAATATAAACGAACGAAAGACAAAAGATTTAAAATTTAATATTAAAATTTTTAAAAAAAACGAAGAATACTTTAAATCTTTTTTAAGAGGATATATAGACGGAGACGGATGCGTTGGTGTTTATCATAATGGAAAAGGGATAAATACACTCAATATAGGATTTGTAGGAAATAAGGAATATATTGAAGAAATTGAAAAACATATAAAAATTAAATACAGTAGTAAATCGAAATTAAAAAATGTATACCAAATAGTTTGGTATGGAGAAAATGCCGTAAGATTTGGATCTTGGTTATATTCTAATAATTCTTTATATTCGCACTATAAAAAAGAAAATTTTTTTAATTATATAAATGGAAATGATATTCCAAATTGGTCTAGTTATAATAACATTTATTTAAATGTAAAAGATAAATTACATTCTGAAAATATAATGAAACTGTCCAACGAATACAACATAGCATTTCAAACGCTATATAAATGGAAAAATGATAATAAAAATTACAATATAGAAAAAATAGGAAATTTTTATTTTAAATCAAATAAAAATCCAACCCACAAAATGTATTTGGAGTAATATTAAAATATCCTTCTTCTATAGGAAGACTAACTTTCATCAATCTAATGATAGATTACGTATCTATAAAGTCAATAAAAAATATGCTATGCTAAAAATTACTAAAATTAAAAATGCTAGTATTTTTTTATTATTCGTTTTCATTCGCTATATAATATAGTCCTTCGTCTATTATATATTGTTCACACTCTTCTTTTGTACCAACAAAAAGATTTTCTTGTGTTGAAGTAATACCAATCGATTCAAATATTGTTATCACGTTTTTATCATTGTCAAATATTAAATGCCAAAGACCATTTTGTTCTTCTGTGCTAAATGACCAGTTGTTTGTATTTTTTTGTATAATCATATTATGTAATTACCGATAAAGTTGATGTTGTCGAATTATAAGATGCTGTTCTACCAGAAGCATTTTGCAATGTTACTGATGGATATAAATTAACAGTTCTTGCTGGTAGTAAGATGAAAGAATCACCAACAATTGGAGGAGTTGTAAAGTCAACCGTCAATGTAGTGTTTGTAAATTGAGCAAAATTTGCCTTATTGGAAGGATTGGATGACAAAGCATAATTTATTAATGTTCCAGCAGATATTGCAGT